TGCTGCTGCTGATGTTGCGTTGTTGGCATACGACAATGCTGCTGCTGCTGCGTGGACTGCGTATCGAGATGCAAAAAAGGAGATAAAGAATGACTGAACAAGATAAAGCATGGATCGACTACAGGCTGCGTCAAGAACGTGAGTATGTTGAGCAGAATGAAGTTGAGGATAAAAGAGAGAAAGTTCTGTCAAGGATATACAAACAACTGGAGGCTTTACATGATAACCATTAAAGATTGGATGGAGGGTGTTCAGTACCGTATCAGCGATGTCTGGCACTTTCAATGGCAATGCTTTGGCAGTAACGCTGTTGGTCTAACATCAGAGTGGGGTGAGCAAGGTGGGCGCGACTACACGGTTGTCTATGACCCAAACACAATGGAGGTATTCGAGGTATGCAGCTATAGCAACAAGGACTGTACTGCGTTACGTTGGATTCATCCTAAGTACCGAGCAGCGTATTTAGCAGAGGAACGATTAAGGGGTATGGGCAACATCTTTGATTTTCAAGATGTCAAATTTACAGAAGTCAAATCACCAGGAGGATGGGCATGGCTAACAAAAATGTTTGGGTTATAGTGTCATGTATTCAACAGTTTGTTACATCATACTGCGTGGAGTGTCCAGTTGACTTCCCTGAGTATGCGCTCGATACAGTCACTACTGGTGGTGCCAAAGAGTTTAGCCAACACTTTATTGGAGAGAATATACTGTCCTACCAAGTGCATACGCTAGACGAAGCCATTATACAATGCGACATGGATAATGGTTATTACAGCAAAGCAACTACAGATCAGAAAGTTCAAGCATTTTTCACAAGGGAGAGCGAGATTGAATAGATTGGAAAAATCGGCATTAAATAGGGTTAATATGCTAGAATATCTTAAAAATCACCCTGGAGCCACTAAACCAGAAATTATAGCGAGCACCGGCATGACTCCACAACAGCTAAATGTAGCAATTTTGGCACTATCGGAGTATATGTATGTTGTTACCGTTGGATCGGGGCCAACTAGATTTGCGACTTGTTACCTAACCAACATACTGGATCCAGAGAATAAGCCCACCATAATTGGTGCTAGAGTGGTTAATGCCGGTAGGTTGCTGTTTAAAAAGTATGGTTATATATCACCACCGTTAAGAAAAGCAGAGCATCGTGGAATATCATCTGGAATGGGAGGAACTGTTTATGACTGATTACAACGCAAAGCAAAGAGAATTGTCAATAGCGTATCTGAAGATGCGTGGTAAGTATTTACTTGACAAGAACGCATTTGTTCCGACCAACGCTGTCTCTACGGATGTCGCTAAAACCATAGAGCAGTACCTCACTAAGTTTAATACGAACTTTGTTAGGAGATGCCATAAATGAACCTTAAAACCCAAGACTTGGCAAATATGTACACCATGTTGAAGGGTTTAAGGCCTTTCAACCGGTGGAAGCTGCCACCACTGGAGGAGATAAGGTTTGAGGTAACGAATGATGTGGATTCTCTTGGAACCTATTGCTTTATAGAGGATATTCATGTTATAACCATATCCAGAGCAAAGAATGGACACCTTGACACCATCATCAAAACATTGGCACACGAGATCATCCATATGTGCCGAGGGAAGCATCCATATAAGTATTTGGTGCATGATGCTTACTTTCTAAAGCGTAGCCAAGCAGTTGCCTTGGAGTTCGGATTCGACCCACTGGAGTTATAAATGACTAAACCACGTAGACACCTCGTTATCCCAGACGTGCAAGCTAAAAGTGGTATTGATTTTGCATTTTTAAAGGCAATTGGACTGTACGCAGCCGAAAAACAGCCAGATGTCATAATTATAGGAGGGGACTTCGCAGATCTCCCCTCTCTATCGAGCTATGACGTCGGCAAAAAATCTTTTGAGGGTAGGACATACCAAAGTGACGTTAACGCAGCCAAGAGAGCTATGGATGCCTTAATGAGCCCCATCCATTCTGAGATCCACCGGCAGAGGCGAAATAGGGAGAAAATGTGGATTCCAGAGCTTTATTTGACTCTCGGCAACCATGAGAACAGAATTAGTAGGGCAATTGAGTATGACCGGAAGTTGGATGGGCTAATCTCGGTTGATGACTTGGGGTACGAACTGCATGGATTTAAAGTGTTCCCATTCTTGGAGGTAATCGTTGTGGATGGTGTTGCATACAGCCACTACTTTACTTCTGGTGTCATGGGTAGACCGATCTGCTCGGCTGCTGCTCTACTATCTAAACTCCATCAGTCTTGCTTTGCCTTCCACCAACAGGGTAGGCTGATTGCTTACGGTAAACGTGCAGACGGTAGGAGTTTAACGGCAATCTTGAGTGGATCGTGTTTGACTCCAGACCACAAGGTGTTGACTGCTGATTTGCGCTATGTTGAATTGGGCACAGTGAATGTTGGAGATAAGTTGGTGTCATTTGAGGAGGAGGGTGGTGCTCAAAGGTCGCGTAGGTATCAAACTGGCATAGTGGAAGCGGTTAAAAGAGCCAACAAAGAGGTGTTTGCTGTTACACTAGAATCAGGCAAGGTATTTAAAACTACTAGCGACCACAGATGGCTTGTTAAATTTGGTGGCAAATACATATGGAGAGCTACTGAGTCTTTGCGAAAAGGAACTTGTATTCCAAAGCTATTTAAGGAGTGGGATGCGGAAACATCTAATGACGCTGGGTGGGTTACCGGTATGTATGATGGAGAAGGTTCTTTGTCTGCTAGAAACACAACTGGTGGGAAGTGCTTGCAGTTGGCTATATCACAAAATCAAGGTGCCGTCTTACAGAGGCTACAGAGATTACTTACTGAGTTTGGATTTCCTAATGGTACGCTACAGCCTAATGGTAGAACTTGCTTGCAGGGAAGGTTGTTGGGTGGAGCAACAAATATAGCCTCATTTTTAGGTAGATTTAGACCTACCAGACTGCTTCCTAAGTTTACGCCAGATTTGCTAGGTAGCATCATCTCTCCTGACTCTGCCAATGACAAGGTAGTTTCTATCGTATCAATAGGGATGCAGGAGATTGTGCAAATTGCTATTGATAGTAAGACTATGATTGTAGAAGGTTATCCACATCATAATTGCTATGAGCATAGTGAGGAATATCTGGGGCTCCAAGGGAATAATCACTGGCGTGGGTGCTATATGCTCAACCAGGTTAAGGATGGTGAGTTCGACGAGATGCCGCTTAGTCTGGAGTATTTAAAGAGGCGGTACTTGTAAACAATTTGTACTCGGCTTGCCTTCGTCTGGTCAAGCCTTTAAGCACTTGACCACCAGCTTTATCATACTTCAGTAGGGCTTTTGCTGCGCCATCATAGTCACCACGATTTAGCTTTTGTCTGAGTGTTGACCGTTGCACGACTCCCACCCCAAGGTTATAAGCCCAGCTAACAAGAGCATCAAACTGACATTGAGCGAGATACACGGTACAGTAACGAAGCACACCCTGTTCAAATCTTGCCAAATCTGTTCTAAGTAAAGCATCCGCTTCTCCTTGAGTGAATAGACGATTATCCGCTTCTGCTAGTGTAACACCATTCCCCAGAACGTGGCCGTAACCAACTGTCCATTTTTTAGCAGGGCATAGGTATGGTTTCAACTTACATCCTTCGTACTTTTGAATTAGTGCTATCCCATTTGGTGAAGTTTTCATCTTATAAACAATTAGTTACTGCTGTTGTGTATACATTGTATATACATTGTTTAGAGATAATGCTAATCGGACAAAAATGTCCGCTTATAGGTGAAGGTGTTATGCAACATCTTTTGCAACATTCCCATGCGGTAAATATAAGGCTTAATCACCGCTAAAACCGCATTAATTTACCGTTCGGGATATATTACATTTTTGGAGTTAATAGCCAAGCGGTCGTTTAATCCGACCAGTTACTTACTAGCACACTTATCAAAGTGATACCTACGCATATTACCACCCCCACCAGATAGTCCGCAATGTGGGCAAGTTACTATTTTACGCTTACCCTTGAGAGCAGCACATAATACCAGTCTTTGCTCTGGGTCTGCCCACCGTTTAGTGATGGATTTAGTATATGCTGCGCCATCGCGCTTTGTTCCGCGATTCTTATCACCAAATATCTTCTTTCGTTCTTCTGGTGTTAGTAATGCAATAGCTTTAGTCCTAGCAGCCAGTATCTTGGATTGAAATTCAGGATTAGCCCATTGTAATTTTCTGATAGCATCCATTTTGGCTCTATGTTCAGGTTTGGCCCATAATCTAGCAGAGGCAGCACATAAGTTTATTTTAGCCTCGTCAGTTAACTTTCTACCTAGCAAACCAGCAGATATTTTCTTCCTGACATCATCTCTCTTGGCTGGGTTGTCTTCTCCAAAAGATGCACCACACGCATTTTTAGATATGTTGTAGCTTGTATCAGGAGTTAACTGATCTAGGTACTGTTGCTCTAGTGACCTGACATCCTGCCCAGATTCAGCCTCGCACAGCACGGCAAAACTAAAATATTCTATGCCATATTTAACCCATGCCCTTTGCAGGTGGCTATTCTCGTGGTTTCCATTGTTAAGTGCGTTCCTGTGACCGATAAAGCGTTTAGCTATATTAACTGAACTTCCAATATATATCTTGTTATTGGCAGTATTGGTAATAGAGTACACACCAATCATGTTTTAAATGACCTTGTGCCAAAATGGAAGGCTATGATGCTGGCAAATATAACTTGCATATTCTCATTCCATAAAGAATCAATGGCGATTTGATATGACACTCCAGTATTGACTGCATAATAGAAGCCAAACCCTTCTACTGCCATGAGGAGTATAAGCATACCATAAGAAATGATAGGGCGCACAGAAGCACGAAGGTTAACCATCCATTGACTAGCCCCCTTGCCGATCTCAATGTCGTGTGTGTACAGGGCTTGTTGCTCTGCGCTAGCTGTCTGCGTCTGAATCTCGTCAAGTTTAATCTCCTCAATCTTTGCTTGTTGTACGAATCCAGCCTTCTGGAGTTCAAGTTCGCGTGTTAGTTGGAGGTGAGCCATCTCCAGTTCGTGTTTCTTATCTCCCTTATCCTGGAAGAAGTCCAAGACTTTCGGCACTCCAGCAGTAAGAAAGGATACGATAGTAGTGAATAGAGTGAACATTATTTACCCCCGAATAGATGGATTAAATAGCCCAATCCAGAACCCAATGCTGCCCCTGCACCACCAACGACCATGAGCATCTTCCAGCCACCCTTGGCTTCGGATAACGTAACAGATATTTCGCTTAAAGTAGCGTTAA